AGTATATTATTTATATAATTATGTATCATTATGTATTGTTATGTTATTTTATGTCTTTAGTGTGTGTTTTGTGTTCCTATTACCATTGTCTATTTTTTCTGGAAGTTTACAAAACCGCTTTTTCTAATTGCGCTAATAATTTGTTAATTTGTTGTAATATTAAAAAAATTAATATATTTTATTGACTTATTGCTTAATTGTGATATACTATTATTAATTATATAATAATTTCCTTAATATTGGAGGTGCTTATGGGCCGTAAACCTGTTGACATCGAAGAAGAAAAAAGAAAAGCGTTAGAGCAAAACCAGTCTGGTGATTTTGATTTTGTTAATCCTCGCTCGCACAGCAAGCCGCCGAAGGACCGCATTGCTCCGGAACAAATAATTGTTCCGATTGATCCGCGGGACAAATTAAGGACCTCATTCGGGAAGCAGGCCTGGCGAATTAGGTCGATTGATGAAGGTTTTGCTTGGATCGTGCCTTATGGGTTACCAGATCCGTTTCGGAAGGTGGCGATCTATTTTATAGAGGAAGGCGTTAAAAATGGCCGGTGTCTTCTGTTGTGGTCCGCGGTTGGGTGTGCGCGGAATTTATGCAAACTTAAATATACTCAGATGTTGCTAACTAATATCCCAATGTCAACGCGTGTCAGCTTGGCAGAGGAAAAAGCGCTTACGGAGCAATTAACCAATGATGCAGACATATAATACTTGTGTGGCCTGTCGGTACATTTGGCAGCAGCGAAAAAACACAGAATCGCAACGCTGCCCGCAGTGCCACACGCGGGAATGGAATGGGAAAAAGAAGCGTATATCTTGGGGCTTCTCCGATATCCAGCCGGGAGAAGAGCGGAATTATACTTTTCCTCCTTCCCCGTTCGTAATTAGGCGGTTTTATCGGTCTTTCTGGAAGTTTAGAAAGAGGAATCAAGATAAAGAATTTATAATTACAGCCTGCAAAATCTCCTCGATATCAATCTACCGCAAAAAATAACCCACCTCAACCCCCCTGCCGGCAATCGTCCGCCTTAACGGTTGCCGGTGTTTTTTTCTGAAAAATAATAGTTGAAAGGTTAATCTTCTGGTGCTAATAATAAATCATGGCACTTGTAGACCCGGAATACAAACTTGATATAAGTATGATCTGCGCGCACGTCGCCGAGGGGAAAAGCCTTGTTGACTATGCGAAAGCGCTGCGGATGCGATACGGTGCAGTTCTTGCGTGGATAGATGAAGATCCGGAGAGAAAGCGCAAGTATGACTTAGCTATCAAAGAGCGTGAGCGCTGGTGCATCGAGCAAATTCTTTCTGAGGTAAAAGCGCTTGCCCTGGTTGACATCCGCAAGTTATACGATGCCACCGGGGCTCTGCTGCCGCCGCACGAATGGCCGGATGACGTAGCCAAGGCCGTTGTTGGTATGGACGTAACCGCGCCGAAGTACGATAAAGACGGGGAAGAGGTAGTCCCGGAGGTAAAAAAGATCAAGTTGTATGACAAACTCAAGGCGCTTGATATGTTCGGTAAGCAGCACAGCCTATTCCGTGAGCGCGTAGACGTGCACACGCATTTAAGCCTGGAAGACCTAGTTATGAAAAGTTTTGGAGGGGACGCGCCGCAGCCCGGGCCGTATGAGGTAGATTTTTAATGCTGGCAGCCGGGAAGTTGCGCGAATGGCGGGAGAATCCGTGTAAGTTTGTGTGGGAAGTCTTCCGGGCAGAGCCGGACACCTGGCAAGAGAAAGCGCTTAACGCATTCCGGGACAATAACCGTATTGCGATGAAGGCCAGTAAAGGGCCGGGCAAGACGTGCCTTGAAGCCTGGCTAGCGTGGAATTTCCTGCTTACTCGCCCTCACCCCAAGATAGCCGCAACATCAATCACCGGGGACAACCTCTCAGATAACCTCTGGCCTGAGATGGCCAAGTGGCAGAATAAGTCTGAGTTGTTGAAAGCAAAGTTCAAGTGGACGAAGACGCGGATATTCGCTATTGACCATCCGGAGACATGGTTCATGTCGGCGCGGAGTTGGAGTAAGAGCGCCGATGCCACGCAGCAGGCTGATACACTGGCCGGGCTGCATGCGGACTATCTTCTCTTTATATTGGATGAGGTTGGGGGTATCCCGGACGCGGTAATGGCCGCGGCGGAAGCGGGGTTGTCAACCGGGATTGAAACCAAGATAGTCATTGCCGGCAACCCCACGCACACGGAAGGACCGTTGTACCGGGCATGTGTGACGGAAAAGCATTTGTGGTTCGTTGTAGAGGTTAATGGCGACCCGGACAACCCGGAGCGGGCTAAGCGGGTATCAATCCAGTGGGCCAGAGAACAGATTGAGAAGTACGGCAGGGACAACCCATGGGTACTGGTTAATGTGTTCGGGGAGTTTCCTCCGGCGTCGTTAAATACGTTGTTGGGGCCGGAAGAAGTCCAAACGGCGATGAAGACCAGGTATAAAGAGCAGGTATATAATTGGGCGCAGAAGAGGATCGGGGTTGATGTTTCGCGGTTTGGTGATGATTTGACGGTATTGTTCCCCAGGCAGGGAATACAGGCGTTCAAGCCGGTCCCTATGCGTCATCCTCGGGGGAGTGCTGTTTCGGTAGATATTGCGACGCGGGTCATAATGGCAAAGGTCAAGTGGGGCAGCGAAGTTGAGTTGTTTGATGATACGGTCGGCTGGGCGCACGGGGCGATAGATAACATGGTGGCGGCCGGGTACTCTCCGGTCCCGGTAGCGTTCCATAGTCCGGCGCTGAATCCGAGGTATAAGAACCGCCGGGCTGAAATGTGGTTCCAGATGGCAGAATGGGTCAAGCGAGGCGGTGCGTTGCCAAACGTGCCGGAACTGGTTGGCGAATTAACTGTCCCGCAGTATTGTTTCACTGGTGGGAAGTTCCAGATTGAGCCAAAAGACCAGATCAAAGAACGGCTTGGCCGGTCACCTGACTATGCGGACGCGTTGGCGCTGACGTTCGCGATTCCAGACACAGAGAGGGAAGAAGAGCTGCTTACCAGGCTGCGCGATTATGGGCCGGGGAAGGATTTAAATAAATGTGTGCATGATTACAACCCGTTTGAAGAAGCGAGATTATAAAAATAACAGTTGAAATTACTTGAATTGTAAATAATAATTAAGTTAATGAATATAAAAGACTTTTTAATGGATGGGTTTCCGTTCTTAAGCGCGGAGAAGGCAAAGAAGATTTGCGATAACTGGCCGCTTAAAATTGTGGTGTTTCAGCCGGGGAAGAAAAAGATTGTTGGGGTAGCGTTCTATATGTTCATCAATGACGAAGCGTTAGAGATAATCAGCGATGATTTGCGGTATATTTCCGACCCTCGGGGGTTCGATGAGATTGCTGGAATGCCCGGGAAAAATCTACATATATTCTGTCTGCACACTAAGGGGATAAGGCATATTTTCGGGGGGATAAAGAAACTTTTTGAAATGTATAACTGTAAAAGTATTTCGTGGATAAATAAAGATATGTCTAAAATAATCATCATTCCGGAGGAACGGTTATGCCAGCGGAAATCTTAGTGGCTTTAGCTGCTTCTACTGCTGCGGCTGCCCCGGCGGTATTACAAGCAAGTGAATCAAATTCTACCAGAAAAACAACAAAGTCAACGATGGAAGAACAGCAGAAACAGCAGGACGCGTACCTGGCAAGCCTTGAGGAAGAAGCCAGTAACGAAAAAAGAAGCGCTGAATCTATTGCTGCCCGTGACCGGGCCAAGGCGTTACAACGACAAAAAGTAGCTGCGGCGCAGGGGCGAAGGAGTACGATTCTAACGTCTCCGCTCGGCGTTACAGGGTCGGGGTCAACGGCACGAAAAACAATATTGGGGTCTTAAATGGCAGAAACTCAATTACAGAGGATTCAAAGGCTTATCGCGCAAATGGAGAACGACAGGAGCTCGTTCTTGCCGCAGTATCGGGACATTGGGGATTATGTATTGCCGAACAGGGCGCGGTTCACGTTGTCGGACACGAATAGGGGGGATAGAAGGAATTTAAAAATCATTGACGCAACAGCCTCTTTAGCGTCGAGGACGTTGCAGTCAGGGATGATGGCCGGGATGACATCCCCTGCGCGGCCGTGGTTTAGGCTATCGCTGCACGATCAGGATTTAGCGGAATATGATCCGGTCAGAATTTGGCTTGACACGGTTACAAAAAGAATGGCATCGTTCTTCTTGAGGTCGAATTTATACAACAGGTTGCCTGCGGTGTACGGCGATATTGGTAACTTTGCGACGGCGGCGATGTTCTTGGAAGAAGATTTTGATAATGTTATGCACGGGTATGTTTTCCCCATCGGAAGTTATATGATTGCCAACGACGAGAAATTAAGAGTGCGGGTCTTTGCGCGTGAGTTCAGAATGACGGTTCGGCAAATCATAAGGAAATTCGGGAAACTTAAATCTGATGGTAGCAGCTTACGCGACTGGTCAAACATAAGTTTGCAGGTACAGCAGGCATGGGAACGCGGGGATTATGAAACGACGTTCGATATTATGCATATTGTGAAGCCCAACGAAAACCGCGACGACTCAAAATTGTCTTCTAAATTTAAGAAGTTCTCAAGTATTTACTATGAAAAAGGAACGTCGGCATCAGACGAAAAGTTCTTGAGTGAAAAGGGATATTCATACTTCCCCGTCCTGGCGCCGAGGTGGGAAGTTACGGGCGAGGATTCTTACGGCACGTCTTGTCCGGGTATGACAATTCTCGGGTATATAAAATCTCTTCAAACAATGCAGAAAAGAAAAGCCCAGGCCATTGAGAAGATGGTTAACCCGCCAATGACCGGGCCGACATCACTTAAAGGGAAACGGGCGTCAATTCTACCTGGGGACATTACCTATGTTGACCCGCAGAACGGACAACAGGGATTCAGGCCGGCACACGAAGTTGACCCTAAACTTGAAGCATTGCTGCTTGATATTCAGGACCACCGGCAAATGATTCGCCGGGCGTATTATGAGGATTTGTTCTTGATGATTGCGGAATCGAGTGACACGCAAAAAACCGCAAGAGAAATCGAAGAGCGCCACGAAGAAAAGCTATTAGCTCTTGGGCCGGTGCTTGAACAGGTCAACCAGGACTTACTCGACCCGTTGATTGACTTAGGGTTCAACTTTGGCCTTGAGCAAGGCGAGTTCCCTCCTCCCCCGGTGGAAATCCAGGGTCAGCCGTTAAAGGTTGAGTATATCAGCATCATGGCCCAAGCGCAGAAACTTGCCGGGATCTCAAATATTGAGCGGTTTACATCGTTCGTGGTTAATTTGGCGGCAACGTCCGGGGTTGCAGAGGTTGTTGATAAGGTTGACTTTGACCAGACGGTTGATGTTTACGGGGAACGGCTTGGCGTTGATTCTGAGTTAATAAGAAGTGATGAGGCCGTTGCGGGGATAAGACAACGCAGGCTTGAACAGCAACAGGCACAGCAAACAATGGCTGGGATAACACAAGTTGCCGATGCCGCGCAGAAACTTTCAAAGACCGATCTTGAAAAAGATAACCTTATGAAAAGGTTGGTTAAGGCATGACGCAAAAACCCATTGTCCAAAACAGTGCTGACCCTAAACAAGTTAAGTCCGCAAAAGAGAAAGAAAGGGTTTCACGAGAAAAAGAACTTAACGATTTGGTGATGGTGTTGAATACAATAGAGGGGCGAAGAGTGCTATGGAGGTTAATGGAACATTGTGGGGTGTTTAGTTCAATATTTGAACAGAGTTCGAAGATTTATTATAACTCTGGGTGCCAGGACGTAGGGCATTTCATAATGTCCGAAATTACCGAGGCAGATCAGGAGTTCTTATTCGTAATGATGAGAGAAAATCAAGGAGAAAAGACATGACAGAACCAACCGGAACCGCCCCAGCCACAACTAACGCGGAAGAAGGCGCAGCACAGGGAACAGAACAAAACCAATCTCCGGCAACAGAACAGTTAACGCCAGAACAGTTGCATGAAGCAGCTCTCGCAGCGGTAGAAGCCTATCAAGCAGACCCGACTGACGAGCTTAAAGAGGCGGCTAAGACTGCCACGCAGAAAGCAAAAGAAGCATTTGCGGAATCGAAAAAGGCCGCTGAAAAGGCTAAAAAAGAGGCAGAAGAGGCCGCCGCTAAAAATAAACCGCCGGAGAAGTACGAGGTTAAACTGCAAGAAGAAAACAGTTTGCCGCCTGAGCGCGTTACGAAGATCATTGCTTTTGCGAAAGAACGAGGATTCTCAAACGAACAGGCTCAAGAGGCGGTAAGTTTGGTTGAGGAAGCAGTGTTGGAACATAAAGCGACTGAGTTGGAAACAGTTAATCAGTTGCGTTACGTTGAATGGCCTAAACAGGCAAAAGAGGATAAAGAAATTGGTGGCGAAAAGTTCAAAGAAAACGTCGAAATTGCTCACCGTGCCTTAAATAGATATGCTTCTAAGGAGCTTAATAAGCTGCTTAAAGAAACCGGTATGGGGAATCATGTGGAAGTTGTGCGGGCATTCGTTCACGTCGGGAAAGAAATGTCCGACGATTCTTTGGTTTTAGGATCACAAGCAACAGGTAAAGAAAAAGACCTTGCCAGCGTGTTCTACGGTGGCGGGGATAAAAAGTAACTTGAGAGGAGAAAAAGATGTCTACTTTAGGAACAAATGTCTTAACGCTTGCAGATTGGGCAAAACGCCTTGACCCGAACGGGAAAGTCCCGTCTATCGTTGAGTTGTTGTCACAAACCAACGAGATCCTTCTTGATATGTTGTTCAAGGAAGGCAACCTGCCTACCGGCGAACGGACGACCATCAGGGCCGGACTTCCTACCGTTGCATGGAGATTGCTCAACAATGGCGTCCAGCCGTCAAAAAGCCGTACAGCTCAGATTGACGAATCCTGCGGGATGCTGGAAGCATGGTCAGAAGTTGATAAAAAACTCGCTGATCTGAACGGCAACACCGCGGCGTTCAGATTGAGCGAAGCAATGGCCTTTCTGGAAGCCATGAATCAGGAAATGGCCAGTACGTTGTTCTATGGCAATAGTTCAACGTCTCCGGAAGAATTTAACGGGTTGTCGGTGCGCTATTCGTCTCTTTCTGCTGCCAATGCTCGGAACATTGTAAGCGCCGGCGGGAAAGGATCGGACAATTCATCAATTTGGTTGTTAGTCTGGGGCGCACAGAGTCTTTTTGGTGTATTCCCCAAGGGGTCAAAGGCCGGGCTCTCTCATTATGACCATGGCGAGGTCACAATTGAGACCACGGCAGGGATCGCCGGTACGCGTATGCGCGGGTATCAGGACCAGTGGACCTGGGACTGCGGCGTTGTGCTTAAAGACTGGCGGTATGCGGTGCGTATTCCGAACATTGACATCAGCAACCTGGTGGGAGAATCATCTGCCGCAAACCTTCGGAAACTTATGGTTAAGGCCATGCACCGGATTCCTAATATCCGGTTCGGTAAAGCGGCGTTCTACGTAAACAGAACGGTTGCGGAGTTCCTGGATATTCAGGCAATTGACGCCGTATCGGCCGGAGGAGGCACTACCCCAAGCAACGTTGACGGCCAAATGATTCAGTGGTTCCGTGGGATTCCATTACGGACTTGCGATGCCTTACTTGAAACGGAAGAGGCTGTATCGTAAAATTAAAGACAGATAAAAAGGAGAGATAAAATGTTAGTTGACGCTCAGAATTTGTTTTCAGACGAACAAGCCATTACCGCCGCAGCCGCTTCCGAGAACATCATTGATCTCGGGGAAGCTCGGGATATTGGCACAGGTGAGAATCTTTACGTTGTCCTGGTCGTTGACACGACACTCGACGATTCCGGGGACGACTCAACCGTTGCCGTAACGCTTCAAACGGACGACAACGAATCGTTTACGTCCGCAGTTGACAGACAGACTTTGTTCACTATCGCAGCTACGGCTGCGGCAGGGACAAAGTATATTGCTCGTATTCAGCCGGACGCCTGCAACGAGCGGTATGTCAGGTTGTATTACACCCCGGCAAACGGCAATCTTAGCGCTGGCGCAGTTACGGCGTTCTTAACCCACGATATTGACAAATACGTGGCGTATGCGGATAACATCACGATTTCTTAACAATTAAAAACGGGGGCGGGAAACCGCCCCCATCTTTTAGGAGGAGACATGATAAGAGTACGCGCATTAGGAGATCCGGAAAAAGTTGTCGGATATTACAACCACATACGGATTCGTGGCGGGGAAGTTTTTG